ACACAAAAAGGCCCGGAGGAATATCCCCCGGGTCTTCTTGCGTATGTAAGAGGAGCTGATCATTTGCAGACCGTCTCCGATCTGCCTACATTCTTGTCACGCTGTCCTCAAGCGCCGTCTCCGATACGAGAGCCCAGCTCCCGTTCGTCTTCTTGTATATGTTGTCTCCTGATATCGTCCAGCCGTCAGCATCGCCTTTGAGATTGACGTTCCACTGCGCTTCAGCTTCGTACTCTACAGTCAGAGTCGCACCGGCGATAAGTCCGCCGTAGTATCCGAGGGACAGCCTCATCACGAAGTTGTCCAGCTCCGCCCTTGTCCAAGAACCGACTGAAACGTTATAGATCGTGTTCGACGTGCCGTTAACTGTCGTCAATGAGCCTTTTGCCGTAGATCCAGAATAGGCTCTGATGGTACATTCAGACCTTGATGCGTTTTCTTCATGTGCCTTGACCTGCAAGGAAACGTTTGTGATTGTTGCATTGCTTGGTATTGCTGACAGGTCAAAGGTGTAGTCTGCTGTGCCTGTGGTTGAAGAACCAGAAGAGTATGTGTTAGAGGTTGATGTACCATCCTCTGCGGATACCCCAATGCAATCGCCCAAGTGTGAAGTGGAATTCATATTGTGCGAGGTATAGTCATTTGGGTAGGCTTCTACTGTACCACCGCTCTGCATGCGGATGTATATGTCGCCGTCACTGCCTAATGAAGAGGAAGGCGCAGAAGTACCGCTGTAGATACTCTGACCGCCTCCTCCCCCGCCGTTCTCGTAAAAAGTTACCGTTCCGCCCCCAGTTTTAGGGAGCACTATCGCAGGAACGTCACTATAGGACGCTCCCCATAATGTTATGTTTGCCATAAGCCACCTCCTTATGAGATGGTCAGAACCTTAGTCGTTGAGTCCTGTGAAATTGATGGCAGCGTCGCACTGCCTGCCACGCCGAAGATGCTCTTCCCTGCTACGATGTTAGATGCGACGAGGTTGGCGTCGCCCTTGATTGTTTGCGCTCCAGCAAGATACTGGTTCGCGTTGATAGACTGATCAGATGTGCCAGGCGTGTAGCTGGCTGCAGCCTTTTCCGTCATGGATCCAGTGATCTTTATCCCATTCACATATGCAGTCGCACCGTTGCGGAGCTGTGCGCTTGTTGCATCCGCATCAGAGGTATCGACAAACTTCGCCGTCCCTCCTCCATTCTTTGGAATATCGACCTCAGGAACATTTGAGTATGTTACGCCGTTGATTATTACATTCTGTGCCATTTCATTCTCCTATGATACTGTGAGTGTCGAGCCGTTCCATGTAATGAGTCCGTAGTTGCTCGGAATAGGCTCAACAACGATGCTTTGGTTAAGGTACTTGCCGGCTGTGCTGAGAGTCTGTGTCTCCCTGCTCGGTGTTATGTGATAGTCACCCTGATACGGATCCACTCCGATGGCAGACGGGATCTCCAGCACACCGCTTAAGGTCTGTTCAGAGCAAAGCACTCCGCTGATACCATGCTCTGTTGAGAGCTCTCCTCCGACGGTCATACAAGGGCAAATTTCGCCGTTCAACGATATTTCAGAGGCCAATGAGCCAATCGCTTTGCCTGCCGTTATTTGCCCTGAAATAGTCCCGTAAACATTCATTATTTGACCTCGCCCATCAGCTTGATCTGTGCGCTGATAACAGTGTCGACTGTGCCGTCGCCGTGTGTTATCTCCACATCATAGTTGTACGATTTTGAGCGACTGAGCTTACTCATATTTGCAGCGGAGATGGTGAACGTGAGCGTGTCCGTCGGTACCTGTTCCTCGATAAGCAGCTCATAGCCGGGATCGTCTACATACCCGGATGCAGCTGCGAATCTGATCACATCACCCTCGACCGGCTCATAAGCCTCACCGTCTTTTGTGAGGTTCAGAGCCAGTGTAAGCGTGTCGCCCTGGGTTATCGTTATGTTGTTGTTGCTGTCGATTTTGAGCATTTCGCCCTCCTATTTTTTCTCAAGATTACTGATGCGGACCTCATGAGTCGCAACAGTCTCCTTGAGCTTGTCAATCTCCTCGCCGTGCTTGGTGATACGGGAGTCCAGCTTGTCGACTGATGCCTTGAAGTTATCAATCGACGTCTTGAGTTCTGTAATGTTTGTGTTCAAATCTAATATTGGCTTGAGGGCCACGATCAGCGCCCCTATGAATCCGAGTAATGCGATTATAAGATTGTCTGGCATTGGTCCTCACCTCACTTCCATCTTCTTCTGATGCCTTCAACGTGCATCCCACTGAATGAGTAACCGCTCTTGACTATGTCCTTTGTGTGGTCTTTGTGACTACCTGAAGCGTGTACGACCTTTTTGTTGCCGACATAGATGGCGTGATGTCTCAGTTTGTTATCCGAGTTGTTGCGGTATGAGATTATGTCACCCGCCTGCGCCTTGCTGATGTCTGTGCCTATCGACTTGCCCCATGACGAGAGTGATGCCTTGAGTGGTATGCCGTTGAGTCTGTACATCTCCTGCACGAAGCCGGTGCAGTCAACGCCCGTCTTGATGTTTGTGCCACCTTTGACATACTTCGACTTGCCGATGTATGAGATGGCTGTGTCAGCGATCTTCTGCCCTTTGGTCTTTGTCACCGTACTGGGAGTGCTTGCTGTCACCACATTGATCCATCTCTGAAGTGCCTTGACGGAATTGACTCCGAAGAGTCCGTCTGCGGTCACGCCACACAGTTTCTTCTGTACGGCTTTGGATGTGCCGTTGCCCCAGAGCCCGTCTGCAGTCACTCCGACCTTCCTCTGAAGAGCTTTGACAGTTCCCTGGCCGAGGATGCCATCAACTGTCACTCCGAGTGCTTTCTGAAGCATCGCTATGGTGTTGTACCCCATCAAGCCATCGACCTCAAGAGTGCCAATCTTATAGGATGCTTTGAAGTGCGGACGGAACACGGCTTGGACATACTTGCAGCTTCTCGTTTTGTTCGCTACGATGCCCCCGTTCGTGTTGCCTTCGATGGTGTATATCTCATCGCACGACTTCCTCTCTCTGATGAGAACGATGTGATTAGGTACTCCGTTCAGTTCCCAGTCGCAGAATCCGATGTCTGACGGAAGTGCGAGGTATGGCGGTATGCTTGCGAGATTGTTGTAGCACCACTTGATCGTAGTAGGACAGTAAGTCTGTTTCTTGCTGTCACAGAAGAGTGCTGCGTTCCCTGCTTCATGGAAGATGGTAGTCACATACGCATCACACCACGCTGCCCCCGCAGGGAGTCCGCAGAACTTCCTGAAGCGTGAGCCACCTTGTCCGAGATATTTTTTGGCGATGGCAAGCTGTTCGATGTTACTCTTCCCCATCTTGTTCACCCTCTTCCTCTATCCAGGAGTCGCTTGGCTCGTCCGCACTCATATAGATGTGCTGTGCGTAGTCCACTTCAGGGAGTCCCGTGAGCAAAGATGTCAGCACAGAATAGATGCTTGCGGAGACAGCAGACAGCAGGAGCATCTTCCAATCGACCTCTGTTATCAGCGTGCCTGCCGTCCAAACAGCAAGGACTACTTGCAGAAATGTTCTGATCGCTCGGATAGCTGTTGCTTTCCAAAACTGTTTGTTCATTGGTTTTCCTTTCTTACTTTATACCGTAGATTCTGTTCGGTACGCAGGTCCCATTTTGAGTTGGTATATTTGAATAATTGCCATAACTTGAAAAATAACCGCCATCACCGAAGCGTATGGCGTTAGCTGATAATTGTACAGCTCTTTTGCCAAGATATTCCCCTCTCGGAGCGCAGATAATTCTCTCCGCTGTGACAGACGCATCTAAGCGATACGGCACTTCCCACCCCTGTCCTTGTGGGCTGACCCATATCTCTATTTGTGAATATTCCGATACGGGCAGACTAATAGTTTGCGCTGATAACGAACCTGCGGTTGGATTTGTCCATAAAAGATGTTTCTTTTCCTCTGCTTTGATTGTTGTTGATGCCATATTGAATGGCGTTAGGTATTACCTCCATTTACCGATTGCGTAGACGTTGGCTTTAGCTGTGCTTGATACATTGTCCGAACGTAATGCCTGGATATTGAACGCTGATGCGGTTACAGCACGAACTGTTCCGAAGAACATTCCGCTACCATAGTCGTATATGTTCAACAACACTCTTGGTATTTCAGAAAACAAGCCACTCGGTAAAGCAATGTTGGAAGCAACGCCCCCATAAAAACCGCCGACAACGCTATTGGAGATTTTCGGCGTTTCGACTGCTCCCCAACACTCCGCAGTACCGTCAGACCATTTGCGATATGTCCAATTACCGCTTGTGCCTTGTTCTACTATGCTCGGTAAATATTTGATTGTACTTGTCATGCCGTACTCGGCAAGGCTTACAGAGGGAAGAATCTGACCCCGTTAGAGAACGAGTAGTTTGATGATGCAGTTATCGAGTATGCCTTATCCTTTCTTACGGGAAAGACCATAGTGTAATTAGTACCGCCTGCTGAATACCCTCTTGCGTGGACTCCACCATTCTCCGCAACATACACATACGACGCCGTGTTTTGCGGTGGTGTTATCACCGCTATCACTATTCCGTCCTTGTCTGCTGTGAATGGGAATGTCAGCGTTTCAAGTTCGCCAAAACGATGTTCAGGCTTCTTTATCAAACTACTTGCCATAGGAGTCACCTCCTATCAACCTTACCTCTGACCTCCTCTCTCGGAGATCACCGGAGACAGCCCTAACGCACTGCCTCCTTTCTGTACGATGAGGAGTACCCCCCCCGAAGTTGTTTACGATAATCTTGTTCATGTTATGCCTCCTCTTCCGGTTCAGGCTCTACTTCCTTCTCCCAGTATTCGCCAGCCATACCGAGTCCTCTGCCGTTCAGGATCTCGACCATTACATAATCAGTATCCTCGTTGTTGCCATAGGCATAAGCGCCCAGGTATGCGTGATATGACTGCTTAGCTGCGTCCAGCGTGTCCTTTACGACTACGCCCTTCTCGATAACGCCTTTGGTTCTCTTTACCTGTACGAGATAATACTTGTCCATTGTTCAAGCCCTCCCTATCTTGACTTGCTGAGATATAACGTGAGTGTTGTGGATCCACTGACAGTTCCGCTGATTGTCAGCGAGCCGTCAGTAGTGTCTACCGTCCAGTCGGATGTCTGTGCCGATGGCGTTCCGAGGTCTGCCTTCATTGCGACCATGTCATCGGTGATCTCGGCATTCGTGATCGTGACCGGCAGCGATGATACAGTACCGCAGTCAACAACGAGAACGTGCAGATCTGCGATGTCGTTGGCATTCTGGTAGATACCGTTCTCTATCTTGTTGAGGTTAGCTGCATTCAGTGCCGGAGCGTTGTCATTGACCCACACTGTCTTTGAATATGCCATGTGTTAAGTCCTCCTATCTTGGGTATAAATCTTCTGCAGGATACAGGTCTTCAGCAGGCCACAGCGGACCGAGGTCCTTGTAGGATGCTGCTATTGCTTCGATGTAGTTCAGGTTCGCATAGTTGGTGCTGTCAGTAGCTCCGCTGATGCCGAGAAGCGCTGCTATCTCGTTCGTCCTGCGGAGTATCGCATTCCATTCTGCGAGCGTTACGATATCTTCAGAGGTAAAGTCTTCCCGGAGCGAAGTAGCCCAGAGGTAATTGACGTTACCGCTTATCCTGTTCATGTCCTCTGCTGTGGTGCGTGTCTGTGCGTTAGGCCTGTCTGTGACAGGTGTCTTCCATGCCATTACGAGCACCTCCTTGCTTCTATCTCGCTGATCAGACCGCCTCCCTGCTCAAACTCGAGGGAGATGGATGTGATGCGCATCATGATGTCAGCTCCGCCCTTCGGATAGATCTCCTCAGATGGATACAGGTACTCTTCCGGGAATCTGACGCCCGTTGATGTCCTCTTCATCTTGATGAGGTCCTGAGTCTTCATGTGCGGATTGCCACGCCATTTGAACTTGTATTTGAGGTTGCTGACATCCAGCATCCTCTGCAGGGCGTTGATGGTCACCTCGTCATCAGAGACTATCTTCATGCGCTCCTCGAGCTCTACTGTGATGCCTCGCTGGTTGGTGTCTGTCACGACTCTCGGATTGTCGGATGCCTTCGTGTTCTTCTTGATCAGATAGCCCTGTACGGACAGATTGCCCGACCTTGTGCACACAAGCTTCAGTGTGTACGGTGTGATGGCTGTGGCTGTTCCTGCTCCGCCGTTGTCTGATGTGACTCCGGTTATCGAGTAGTACGGATCATTCGCCTCCAGTATGTAAGAGTTGCCTGCGATGGCTTCAGTCTGTGAGGCCACCTCTTCGACGGTACCGGAGACGCTGTAGGTGAACAGATCTGTCTCGAATGAGCGGACATTCATCTCGATCTCTGTGGTGAAGTCTGCTACATCCTCCTCGTCTATCTCCCAGACGGTGTCAACAGTGCCGGCTATCAGCTCAGGTGCTCCGCCGTCTCTGTAGGTGATGGCAAACTCATCAGGATCCGTGTACATACCGCACGAGCGTGAGATGATCTGTCTGCGTGACTCCCTCTCGAAGAACAGGTCAGCTGATGCTGTTCCTGTGCCTGATGGGACCTCTCCGCTCTCTTCAGGAACGATACCGCAGTCGAGTATCATCTCTCTGATAGTGTCGAAGTAGTTCTGCCTTACGTTCGCCTTCGTAGACGGTACATACTTACCGTAAAAGTCTCTATCCATGAATGCGATAGTCGCATCACAGCCCCTTATACGAAGGGTCTTGTTGTGTGAGTCATACTCGCATTCGGTCAGATAGAACTTCCTGACATCGCACATGTCATCGGTGTAACCGGCAGCGAATGAGATGGCTGCGTATTTCTGCATACGACTGAAGATGTCTATCCACTTGTCGCCGTCAGCTCCGACATATGCAGTCAGATCTATCTCAGAGCCTTCCAGCTCGTTTGTGCCGTCTTCGATGTGCTGGTTGACGCCTCGAAGCTCGACATCCATCTCGACGAGGTTCCTGTTGTCGAACTGCCAAGCCTTACCCAGGGAGACCTTTGCGATGTGCAGCCTCTCATTAGGCGTGAATGTCTCGATAGGCACCACTGTGCTGCCACTGCTCCATGTCGGATATGAGACTACCTTCTGCATGTAGTTGCCTTTGCTGTCGTACAGCATCAGCGTCAGATAGTCCCATTCGTCATCCGCAGATATCGTCACAGTCGGCACTGTTGAAAAGGTGCCGTCTGCTCCGCACAGCTCAGAGGCGATGTATCCGTATTTGGATCCTGACGGGAGCGAGCCCGTCTGTATCGGCCTTGCCTGTCCGTTATTCACAAAACCTCCGTTGCAGAGGTCCATCAGCGTGACCAC